ATTACAACTCTCCAACATCCTATGTTGCAAACCTTAAATACCAGTATTCCTATGACATGTCATTTTCCCAAACTTTATATATTGATGATCAAAGAATTAAAGGATATGGAGCAAGACCACAAGCCAGAACAGATTCAGAAAGCAATCTGTGGCTAAAAGGTATCTATATTTCAGTTTGTTAATGGTATAATAAAGCAGGAGGAATAATGGCATTTCCAGGTACTTATAATTTTAGTTATTATCGTGGGGACACGTATGAATTTGTAATCCGTCCAAAAAATGCAAATGGAACAACTTTTTCACTAGATGCTTATGCAGGCAACGCAGACTTTACAATATCAAATAGACGTGGAAGTACTGGAACTCAAATTTCAGCAACAGCCACAGTAGATACAGCAAACGATATCATCACATGCACAATAACTGGAGCAACTGGAAGAGGCCTTGTCGGAGGAACAACCTATGTTTATGATGTTCAAATTGATAATGGTGCTGGAGTTATTTTTACATTACTTACTGGGTCAATAACAGTTACAGATGACATTACTGGGGCAGTAGTTTAATGGCAGATGTTGTTTTATCAAATGATGATTTAACTGTTTTGGCTGGCCCATCAACAGTTGAACTTCTTGTTGATATTGGTCCAACTGGAACTCGTGGTAGTAAATTTTTTGTTGGTATTGGAAATCCAAACTCACTTTCTGGATTAGGTCAAATACTAAATGATATGTATATTGATACAGCCCCTGGTTCAAACTATGGATATCTATATCAATATATTTCAGCACCTGGTGGTTCTTCATGGGTTGAGGTTTTACGTGTAAATCCAACAATTTATTCTAAATTACATACAGTGACTTTTGCTTCAGGAACAAGTGCATATGCTGGAAACGGATCTGTAGTTATTCCAATAACAGATATATCTACTTCTGCTGGACTTACTGCTGAAAACTTTAACGTTCAATATTCAATTCAAAATACAAAACCATTAGCCTCTTCTCTTTCATCTGTTCAAATATCTGGGACAGACTTAGTTATAAATCTTGAGGCTTCTGAGTATGATGGAACTTGGGGTCCATTTGATGCAGAGGTTTCAGTTCATATTTTTGTATCGGTTATGATATAATGAACGAGGTGAAAACATATGGCATCTGAACTAATTGGAACACTTTACCCAACAAAAATTCCAGGGTATGCGGACAACGCTGATATTCAGGCTGCCTTTAAGTTATATCACTATGGCTCAACTGAATATAATACTGCAAATAGCAATACCGCAAGTTTAGTGAACCCATCTATTGCTTATACATTAAACGATCTTCAAGGACAAATTACAGGTCTTGATCCATCAGGTTCTGTTTCTAAAGGAACTATTGATGCAAAGGGAGATCTTATTGTTGGGTCTGCAAACGATTCAGTAGATAACCTTCCAGTAGGAAGCAATAACTTTGTTTTAACAGCAGATTCAACTCAAACTCTTGGAATTAAATGGAGCGCATTACCGTCAGCATCAACTGGTGGTGCAGGTGTTGTTCAACTAAATGATGGATATGCAAGCACCTCTACAAGTTTGGCACCAACGGCAAATGCTTTAAAATCAGTATATGATCTTTCAGAAAGAAAAGCACTTACTATAAATTCTCAGTCTGGAACAACCTATACTTTGATTGCAACAGATTCAGATAGCAAAATGGTTCAGTTTACTAGTTCTTCATCAGTTACAGTCACAGTGCCAGCATCAACTTTTACTGCAGGCCAGCAAGTAAACTTAACAAGATATGGAACTGGAACAGTTACAGTACAGGGTGCTGCTGGAGTTACAGTAAATGCAACACCAAGTTTGGTTTTAAGAGCACAGTATTCAGCAGCAACTTTAGTGTGTATAGATGCATCAACATTTGTTCTATACGGAGATTTATATACAGACTAAAATGAATGATATAATATCAATATTACGAGGGAGTAAAGTATGCCAATTATAGGAATTACTGGTTCACAGAACACTAAGGGGTTCTTACAGCCAAACGCACCAACTGGAGCAACAGCAACAAATGTTGGAACTTCACGTGCATATAACAATGGTGCAGCATCAGTAGCATTTACACCAGCAGCATCTGGTGCACCAGCAACATCTTATACAGTTACATCTTCTCCTGGAGGGTTTACTGGAACTGGGTCTTCATCTCCAATTACAGTAACAGGACTTGCTTCTAATACAGCATATACATTTACAGTAACTGGAACAAATGGTGCTGGAACTGGTCCAGCATCAAATGCATCCAACTCAATTACTGCTACAACAATTCCACAAGTACCTGGAACTCCTACTGCAACTGGAACAAATGCAACTACTGTTTCTCTTGCATTTACAGCAGGTGCAACTGGTGGATCATCAATTACAAGTTATTCTGTAGTATCAAGTCCATCTATATCACTTTCTGTCAGTGGATCATCTAGCCCACTTACAGTTACTGGAAGTTTTGTTCAAAGCACAGCCTATACATTTACAATCGCTGCTGTTAACGCTAACGGAACAAGCACAGCATCATCAGCATCTAACTCAGTTACACCAAACTCTGTTTATGCTTTATCACAAACATTTACAGGAAGTGGAACATACACTGTTCCATCTAGCACTTCAAAAATTGCCGCTTATGTAATTGGAGGAGGAGGAACTGCCTCATCTAACGGTGGTGGAGGTGGAGGTGGATCTGCATTCCAAGAATACTCAGTTACACCAGGACAAACGTTTGCAGTAACCGTAGGTGGAGCAGGAGGCGCTTCTTCTTTTGCTTCTTTAGCAACTGGAAATGGTGGAGGATCTTCTTCTTCTGGATCAGGATCTTCAAATGTTGCAGGAGCAGTCAATGCTACTGGAGGAACATATGGTCCTTACGGAGCAGGTGGACAAAATGGTGGTGCTGGTGGAAACTTGGCTTTAGGATTTTCTGGATTAACAACGGTACAAGTTGGTGGTGGCGGTGGAGGCGGAGCCTCTGGAGGATCAACAGTAGTTAGAAACAATATTCAAGGATATCCAATTGCATATAACAACCCAGCAGGAACACCTGGAAATGGTGGATCTCAAGGTGGAGGCAGTGGTGGATGGGGTGGATCTGGTCCAGGTGGAACAAATGCAGGAGCACCTGGTGATGGTGGAAACACAGGATCACCTGGAAATGCAGGAGGAGCAAACACTGGCGGTGGCGGTGGAGGCGGCGGTGGTGGTGGATCAGGATATAACCCAATTTATGATTGGGGTGCCTCATCACCATCAGGTAATCAAGGCGCAGGCGGTAGCGGTAGAGTTATAGTTTACAGGAGACCATAATGAGCGAACAAACTTATGCACTAATAAAAGGAACTGATGTAGTAAATACAGCAGTTTTTGATGAGCCAGATTATGAAACACTAACTTATTTTAAAGAGTTTCATGAAGTTGATGAAATAATTGCTTGTCCAGAATATGTATTTCCTGGATGTGGATATCATGATGGTTTGTTTTATTTACCTCAACCATATCCATCTTGGACATTAAACTCTGTAGGTGGATGGGATGCACCAATCCCTATGCCAGAGCAAGCAGAGGATGTAAGCAAGATTTATGTTTGGGACGAACCAACACTTTCTTGGGTAGTAGAAATACCTGAATCTTCTGAGTAAAAACATTAAATAAAAAATACCCCCAAGGACAAAATCCAAGGGGGTTATTTTTTTATATAAAACTATTTAGGAAATTTATTCATCCACATTCTAGTTTTAGGTGTTATGCCTTTCCAAGAAGACCAATCTTCTCCACCCCTAGACATGTAATATGCAATCTCAGCATTTTTAACTGGATTGAATAGTTCAGCATTAGAATCAAGATCAAACTTATCTCGTCTATCTGGACCCAAGTTATCAATCATATTAATTTGAAACATCCCATAGGATGAGTCCCCCGTCTTATGGTTTCCATTAAATGCTAAAGGACGACCATTAGATTCTTTCTTGGCAATAGCCCAAGCCACCACTAGATCATTACCTCTAAACCCAACAAGGTGAAGAAGTTCTTTTAGTTCAACATCTGTAAGATGTGTTTTGTTTTCATACTGTTCTAACATTTTTGCTTTAGAAACAACAAAAGCCACCTTGTGGGTGGCAGCAGGGTTTTCAGCCTGTTTAATTAGTAAGTTGTTTTCCGTATTTGATGCACTGGCAAGGTTGCTAAAAGGTGCCACAACTCCAACCAATGCTAGGATTCCAATCCAAGCCTTTTTATCTCTTCTCATAATAAAAACCTCCTAGAGACTAAAAATGCTACTTGTTAGTAGCATGTATTAATTATAACATGAATTTGCCATTAAAGTCAAACTTTGGGTAACATTTATATAACTTTTTAATTATTGATAGGCTAAGTGGTATAATAATAAGTACTATGGCTACTGGTTCAACTACTAATTATGATCTTCCCTACCCCGTTTTAAGTGACCCTGTAAATGTTCACGAGGATATTCAATCACTTGCAGAACGATTAGAAGATATTTTATCTAATGTTGGCGTTCCTTTTATTTCTTTAGAAGTTAGAAATACAACAGGTTCAACAATTGCAAAAGGAACACCTGTATATATTTCAGGGTATTCAACAAAACCATTAATTGCAAAATGCGACTCAGATGACCTAACAACATTCCCAGTTGTAGGAATAACACAAGCAGCAATTTCAAATAATACAGATGGAGTAATAATTGTCTCTGGAGTGTTTGAAGGAATTGATACTTCTTCATATACCGCTGGAGAAATTCTGTATGTTGCAAATGGTGGAGGACTTACAGACACAATTCCAGCAGGTGGGTCAGGTGCTGTAGCAGTAGTTGCAAAAGTAAATGCTTCAACTGGAATTATTATTGTTGGACAGCCAAAAGGCAATGGAACATGGGGATCAATGAAAGCAGGTTTAGCATAATGGCAGTTTATAGAGGTCAAGGCGCATCTACATATGATATTGGTGAAGCACCACCATTTGTTAATTGGACTATTGTAAAAGGAGATACTGCATCTTTTATGGTTTATCTAACAGATGATACAAGACAGCCTTTAACTATTTCTGATTGGACAATAGAAGCAGAGTTTAAAAGACCAACTACTCCAGTTGATCCTCAAATAATTACAGACTCTGCGACAATTATTTTTACAATTAATCCAACACAAGACCTAGATGATGAAGACGGGGAATTTAAAGTTAATCTAACTGCAGCACAAACTGCACAGTTAAGAACAAATGATATTTTTGATATTGAACTACGTCTTCCACAGAATACGCTTGTATGGACAGTGGCTCAAGGCAAGATTACTTTACTTGAGGATGTTACAAACTAGTGGCAACTGTTACTATAAATAATAACAATCCAATTACTACAAAAATTATTGAAAGAGTTTCTTTCCCAAAAGCAGAGATTGTTGATTTAAACCGTGGTATAAGAATAAATTCAGTACTACCATTTAGAGTAAGATTCACAGCAATACAAATACCAAGCAGCATTGGTAATGTTCCAGCAATTCCATTACAGGTAATTGGTTTCTCTAACTATATACTTTAAAATATATGATATAATTCAGACATGGCTAAAATATCATTATCAAGCGTAAAGGCCCTGTTTCAGACAGGTGATAGACCAACCGAAGCAAATTACGTTGATTTAATTGATACCTTATCAGCACAGGCAACAGATCTGGGTTCAGCAGGTAACAACGAGTCAACAATTACTGGCATTGAGAACAGTACAATCTTTGATAATTTTACTGCCTCAGAGTGGAGATCAGTTAAGTAT